AAGTAATTACTACAGTAAATTTGCTCAGATGGTATAACTTGCCCATCAAATTCAATCGTTAGGTTTGGTGGTGGAGTAAGTACCGAAGCTTTTATGATAGATGTTCCTTTTGTAGCTTGACTTATCATTTCACCTATCATTAATCCTAAATCACTCATCTCTTATCCCACCCTTCTGGAAACAGTTGATCCAATTTACTTACTTTTTTAGCTTTTCCTTTTTTAGTTTTCTTACCTTTTTTATTTTTGTCACTTTTTTTAACTTTTTCTTTATTTTCAAATTCCGCTTTATCCATTACATTTTCAAAAGCTAACTCAACAGTACAATAATGAGTTTCTCCTTCAAAGACATGAGCATCCGATTTAACTAAGAAATCTCCAACAAGCCCACTATTTGGCTCTTGTATCCCTATATTGTATCCAGCTTGAATTAATACATTTCCTAGACATTGTAATTTTGCACTTTTTTCTACACTTTTTAGCATGTCTTTAGCGTTTGCTATATTATCTACATCTTTTTCAAATTGCATAACTTGTTGAAATAGTCCAAATTTCTTTTTATCTTCTGCATTCTCTACTTTATTAAGTATTTGTTGCTTTTCATTCTCAACTTTATAGATAACAATTTGATTTACCATATTTTCTATACTTTCTTCGTATGAAGAAGTGGAAATGTTATCTGCACTTGTCAAAAGAACATCTGTATAAGTCCCTTGCTCAACTATATCTATTGCTTGTTCATTGCTTACAATAGAATAAATCATTTTATTTTTTCTATGCTGGATAGTGTATGCATTCAATATAATTTCGTATCCACTTCTATCAATAGCTGGATAAGTACAAGTAACTTCATCTTTTGGAAATTTACCTACTTTTAAATTAAGTTCTCCACATATTTCTTTTAATATTTCACTTGGCTTTTTTCTAAAAAAGTTTTTAACAAAGTTATTTTTATTTAAGTAAATAGAATTGTCATAAGCATAGAATGTTTTAACATCAGTATCTCCTTTTCTTGAATGAAAAAATACTTTTCCAACAAATAATTTTTCATCATCATAAGAAAATTCAATTTCATCTCCTATTTCAGTTATGATATCTCCTAAGTACTCGACTTCTAATTTTCTAGCCGTTCCGTGAATTGCACCACTCCAAATTACTTGAATAAAAATATTTTTATATTCTTTTCCATTAACATAAATTTTAACTATTTCCATAAAATCACCTTTGCAATAAGCCTCTTGCTACATCTAGCAAGGTTTTATTTTTAGTAACTTCTATTAAACTTATTTCTACATCAATATCTCCAGTTCTTTCAACTATAGAAAAATTTAGAGTTTGGATATAGCATTTAAAAAATATGTTGAACTCAGGAACAATTAAAGTTAAAGGCTCTTTATCGTTTTTTAATTTAGTTAATGTTTCAACACAGCCAGATGGTGTTGCAGACAGTAAATAATTAAAAAAAGGAGATTTAAGATTAGGAAAAAATGTAGAAAAACTAATTCTTTCAGCTTTTCTATTTCCTATTAATGTCTTTTCTCCTACATCAATTATTTTAAAAATCTGTGTGTCTTGCTCACTTTCAATCTTTAAATCTAAAGGTGGAACAACAAAGAAAAAAGGAGTACTTGTAGAATTTTTTAATAAAATAAATGTTGGTTTCATACTATCCCTCCTTTAATTTGTTATTTGTACATAATTTTTTAACTCTGCCATTATTTTTTGTTTAGACATTTCTGCAGTTTTTTCTAAATCAGCTTCATTTTTTATTACAACTCCACCCATATTAACATTTACTTGAGGAGAAAAATTAGTAGTAGATGCTATAGGAGCTTTAAATCCTAGATTTTCAAATGATTTTTCATATTCAGATTTTGGCTTTTTAGGTAGAGGTTTTCCAATTGGTATAGGTTTATTTAAAGACTCGACAGTTTTATTTTGTTGTACAACTTGTTCTTTAGCTAAATCTTGAGGTGATAATTTAGCAAGTCTTCTTCTTTCTTTAAAGTCTTCATCAGTTTCTTTCATTAATTGCTCTAGTCCTTTTCCTGAGCCTTTATTTTCTTTTATTTTTTCTTTTAACATATTTGCTTTTATGTACATGATTTTATCATCGCTATCTGTTTTACTGTTTCTTAAATCTATAGTTTCTAAATCTTTTTCAGCTTGTGCATTAGCTTCATCCCAAGTATATCCTTTTGATTGATATTCTTTTCTTAACTCCCATTTATTTTTTGTTCTTCCTACTTTATCTCCTATCCAATTTCCAACAAATTTACCAGCTTTATATGCTGCATAACTACCTATTACATATTTTCCAGAACCTGGGAAAATATTTTCTGCCATTGCTGCTACTTTTAATGCCGCAAAACCTTTAATAGCCTCAGCTGTAAGAGAGAATATTCTATTAAAATAAGATTCAACATTCTGAGTATCAAAAGTTCCTTTAGAATTTAATTCAGCCATTTTAGAAGTAAACTTATTTATGAAGTCAGTTGCAGTTGGTGCTAAACCTTCTCCAATAGATAACTTTAAATCATCAACAGCACTTCTAAATTCAGCAATTTTATTTTTAGTTGTATTTCCCATTTCATTAGCCATTTTTTCAGTTGCACCATCTGCATTTCTGATAGCATTTTCGACTTTTTCCATATCTTCTTTATTTGTTTCTAGTAAAGTTGATAAAAGTGTCATTCCTTCTGTTCCTGCAATAGTTGTTAAAAAATAGTTTCTTTGTTCATCTGTCATCCTAGCCAATGCAGGTTTCATTTCTTCAAGAATTTTTCTTAATCCTTTAAACTTACCATTATTATCATATAAAGTTAGTCCTACTTTTTTTAACGCTGCATCCATGTCAGGAGTAGTTTTAGAAAGTCTAGCATATATTGCTGCTAAGTTTCTTCCTGCTTTTCCTGATTTTACTCCAGCATTTGCTAAAGTTCCTAAAATTATATTAACTTCTTCCATACTTTCAAAACTTCTAGATGTTGCAGCAACATACTTATAAGCTTCACCTAATCCTGCAATACTTGTATTAGTATTATTAGCTGTTGCGGCCATAACATCCATAAAATGATCTACATCTTTTAACTCTATCCCAAAGGCAGTCATATTGTCCGTTAGAATATCGGATGTACTAGCTAAATCTTCTCCAGATGCAATAGAAAGTTTTAAAAGTTTTGGTGTCATTTCTAGTACTTCATTAGTTTTCATACCCGCCATAGCTTGGTACATTTGGGCTTGTGCTACTTCTTGAGCTGTAAATTTTGTACTTCTTCCTAATTCTCTAGTTTGAGTCATTAGCATATTTTCTTCAGCAGCTGTTGCTCCCATAATAGCTTTGTTTCTTCTGACTTGATCCTCTAAATCAGCAAAAGCAGTTAAAGAGCTTCCAGCTATAGCACCTAATCCAACTAATCCTCCTGCTGCAACTGCTCCAAATTTATTCAATCCAGAATTAACTTTTTCCCAATTCATAGATTTAGCTTTCTGATAAAGTCCAGCTAAGCCTTTTTCAGCTTTATTTATAACTGCAGTAAATTTATCTTTAAGTTCCAATCTAGCACTTAGTACATGTTCCAAATTTTCACCTCCAAATAAAAAAGAGCAGTTTTAAACTGCTCTTAATTTAATTATTTTATTTGTTATTTATTTTTTTAATTGACTAGTTTTAAATTCTGCTATTGCTTTTTTTATTTCAGCTAGTTTTATATTTCTAGCTACTATCTTATCGTTTTTATCAACATAATCTATCATAAGTAAATATCCTTTTTCCATATCATAGACTATGTTTTTAATTATTCTTGCATTTATAGCACTATCTGCATTACAACTTATAGTTTTTTTATCTTTTTGAATTTTATATTTTAATGTTCTATTGTATCCACTATCTACCATAAACCCTACTTCATCTTCTGTTTCACTAGCAAAACTAGAAGTTTTTACAGTTATAGCCACACAATCAAAATTTTTATAATCCAGTTGCAATGTGCAATCGTTATCTTTATAAACTATACTTTTTTCATCAGAAGATTTACCATTTATAATTTTTACACTTCCAAAACTAATAACTGAAATAAAAATAAATAGCACAAATAAAAACTTTTTCATAAAACTTCCCTCCTAAAATGAATTTAATATACTATATTATAGCATTATTCTTTTAAAAGGTACATGTAAAATAAATCTTTTTCTGAGAGTTTTCTAAGTTCTTCTAATTTATGTCCTCTATTTAAATAATGAGCGACTGTACTTAATTTCCAGTCGCTCTCTATTAGTTTTTTGTTTCTTCAACTATGCTAACTAAATCTTTTTCTCCATATCCAGAAACTACTAAGATTAAATCTGCTAGTCTATAAATAGTTGGGTCTTTTAAAACTTTGCTCACAACAGAAACAGGATTACTCTTACAACCTAGCTTTTCTATTAATCTATCATCTCTAAAGATAGAACAAGAATTATAAATTACTTCTAAATCTTTATCTTTTTCTTTAGATAAGATTAAATCTAAGTAATCTTCTTTGTTTAAAAGCTCACATTCTAAATCTCCATCTAATTCTTTTACATGAATTTTTATTTTTTCTCTTTTATCACTATTTATCTTTTTACTATTTTCAAGTAGCATATCTGCTGTAATTAGCATATTATCCTCCTATTTTATATCATTTTCATAAGCTAAGTCTTCAGGAGTAAACCCGAATGGATACTCTTCTTCTACAACTTCTCCTCTAGCAATATTGATTAAATCGATTGAATTAAACCAAACATTATCTAAAGATATTCTTTCTTCTTGCTTTCCAGGAGTGTCAGGATCTGCTAAGTTAGTAACTATTCTAACTCTTGGATCATGTCCTTTTATTAATTTCTCAGCTATTTTCTTACCTCTTGAATATACTTTTTCAAGAGTGATACTTCCTTCTCCCTTCAATGCTACGATTTTACTATCCACAGATAGTCCTAATTGTACATCTTTTCTATCAGGTGTAACTTTAGCATTAACCTTAGAAAATTCTGCTATTTTTTCATTATCTATCCAAAGAGTACCATGAGCTCCAGCGATGGTATGATAACCTCTTATATTTGTATCTGCCATTTTAACCTCCTATTACATTTTAATGATTAAGCTAAGATTTGCCATAGTATCAGAAAATTTGACATCTCCATTCAAGAATACATCATCCCCAGATGGATATTTTAAGATTTCCATTTCTGTTAATTCATCTGGGTCTTTCCCATCTAATATAACTAATCTCTTTTGTGCTTCATAGTCTATTTCTATCTTATTGTTGTAATCGCCATTTAAGACATTTGGAGCCATTTCTTTAAAATAAACCTTAGTAACATTAGAA